AATGGTTGACCCATGAAGACACAAGAGTTTCGTCGCCCTGGCTCCCTAGTAGCGGTCGCCCGACGACCCTATGAAGGCCCACCAAGCTTTTTGGTCTGGACTCCACATCGATCCTGTATCTATCTGGCTTCTGAAGACTGGAAAGCTAGTGATCAATGGCCAGATGACAACGAAACTCTTGCTGCCGTCAACGAATGGCTGACAGAAGTCGGTCCTTGGTAACGCTGTCAAAATAAATCACTGCTCGACCAACAATGCCTGAAATTAACCTGCATGATTTCTTTGAGTATTTCAAAGGAGCCAGCAACGGCCAGCCCCAGCAATCTGAGGCGGTACAAATGCTTCAGCAAGCGATGCCCGACAGTTTGCTGAAAGACGCTAGCCCATGGGTTCGCAAATTTCGGGAGGCCCCACCAGAACCTGAATACAAACTACCCACCGTTGGTATTAACCTGATCGCTGAATTTGAAGGATTTAGGCCCAATGTGTACAACGATGGGGTCGGTGTAGCGACGATTGGTTACGGCAGCACGTTTTACCTTGATGGTCGCAAGGTGGCATGGGGTGATCCACCAATTGGTGAAGAGGAAGCCAAGCAAATGATGTGCGCCATTGCTGAAAAGAATTTTTGGGATGTAATCAGCAACACGATTCCACATTGGGGCGACATGAATAGCAATCAGCGATCAGCATTGCTGAGTTTTGCTTATAACCTTGGCGCTTATTTCTACGGCTCCAGTGGTTTCAATACAATATCAAGTTGCTTGAAAGACAAGCGGTGGACTGACGTTCCAGCCGCGTTAATGCTATATGTCAATCCAGGTTCATCGGTCGAGGCTGGATTGCGCCGCCGTAGAAAAGCTGAAGGTGATTTGTGGTCAAATCCAGCATGAAGAATTGGATTGTGTTCTGCTTAGCGATGTTTGGATTGGGATGCATTACTGGGTTGTTGGTGCTCGACTATGGGGCACCGCAACCTGAACCACGGCAATTCCCACCTGGCTACGGTCGATCACCAGTGCAATACAACAACTACCGATTTGACATCTAATCTTTGCCGATTAGACCTGACTTTTCAGCCGCATAAAGAGCAAAGACTTGAGTGGTAATCATCGTCAGAAGACTTTCAATTTTTGATCCATCGCATTTGTTAATTCGCAGCAACATGCAAGTAACCGTTGCAAACACCAGAAGCCCTAGCTGAACACCGATTACTGCAGTTACTAAATAAAACGCCTGCTTCCTCACTCGGTTTCGACCACCATCACTTCAGCCGGTTCAACTGGGTGGTCAAACCGGATCACCTCGTCAGGAGTATGGACATGATCGGTTCCTGTTACATGTGCCAAGCCAGGGCCGCCGAAACCAAGAAGCAACAAGAGACCAAAGGCAACGCGAGACATCAGTACGAGAAAATTTTTCTCACTTTAGCTACAGCTAAATTAGAGCAACCATAGGCTTGACGAACAGTGGCGAAAGAACCTCATGGCGGTTTGCAAGTGGCCGCCAATGCCATGACCGACAAAATGTGTTGGGGATACATTCATGCGTGGCGAGTAGAAAGACTGACCTATACCGACTGGATTGAGTCTGTAGTAGACGAGTCCGCTCAAACCCAGACGCACAAGGATGCAATCGTTTATCGCCAAGGGTTACGCGACTATCACGGCATCACTCCTGATGACACGCCAGAAACTGCCGCACAATTCTGGGTAGAGGACAGCAAAGCATGTCCTCAAAGCTTTCCACTTGATCAGCCAACACGACGCAAATCAATTCAAGACTTGCGAACTATCGCCAATGTGGCTGAAGACCTAATGCACCAAGGCGTCAAAGACGATGACGCGGTGCGAGTAGCAAGCAAGGGTATGTTCGCCACGGTCAAGGATTACAACGCCGAATGCAAGCGGTACACGAACGACAACCGCATGCAGGAGATGGCCACATGGACGGTGTATGAAATTGAGCGATGGGGTTTGTCGATGGGCCTGGAACTGACCAATCAGCCGAAATCACCTGATGAGGCGGTCTGGCAATGGGTTGATCCCAGTGTCACCACACCTAATGGCGAGCAGGTAATGGAAGAGCAAGATGCTCGGCTTAAAGGCGGCAAGAAGAAAGCTAAGTCTTGATCACGAATAAGACAGTCCTTGACGGTGCTCTGAGTTCACTGTCAGGGCCTTCAATCTGGACATTGCCACCCGCACTAAAAGAGTGTTGATGTGTGCCGCTCACCGAGCCTGTGATCTGGTGCCTGTGATCGCCTGAGTTCTGACTATTAGGGATTGGATCTCGGCCATAACCATGACTGTGATCGTTCAAGCCTGTTTGAGTGTCGGTCTGAGGGTTGTTTTTGTCGCCGCCATTTTTGTGCCCATAAGCGCCGCCATTGGCGTGCCATGCCCAGCCTGAATAAGAGCTTGATTCGTTATTGCAACTGTTGTTGTTGTGATCATGATTGCCGACGCTATCTGAGCCAGAGATGCTTACAGGCGTATTGTCATCAGTCAGGCTCGCATCAAGGGTCAGGCTCACCGTGGCAGAAATAGTCGCAGTCGAATCAGGCTTCTGCATTGGGTTGGTGCCCGACTTAATAAAGCGCCCTGCATCAATTAATGGTGTGTTGGCACCGATCAACGCAATCAAAGCCGTGTGCTGAGAAGGGATTGGATCGCCATTGCAAACCAAATAACCCGCAGGTGCGGTGTTGCTGGAGTGCATTTTGATAATGCCGGTTTGAGTCATGTCTTGATCATGTAAACAGTGAATTTTCTGGTGGGCATCGTCACAGTTCCAGAGCCCGCATCAACAGTCACAGACTCATTGCTAGTAGTGACCGGGTGGTTGTGGCTAGTGGCTCCACTCATGGTCACTCCATGTTCATGACTCGCGCTCGTCCGGCCTGTCTGATTAATCCGGTGACTATGCCTAGCTTGACCTTCAGAACCGGTGTCACCACCAAAATCTGACTCAGAGCCGTGGCTGATATTTGATCCATTGCCGGTGTGCCACCAACCTCCATGACCGGTGTTGTCTCTTGGCAGAAAGGGCAGACTCGATGAAACACTGTGCTCATGGTTGCCATCAGACGAACTATCCAAGCCTGAATAACCGCCTGAAGAGGTGGTGTTCTGGGAATTAAAACTCGCCCCTGCCATATCGACCTGCTGAGTAAATGAGCAGGAATCAGCCGCTTCAGTGTTGGTATCAGTGCCATCACTCGCGCATGGAAGCTGAGTCGCAAAATCAGGCACATTGAAGTCATCGCCTGTAGCACCAAGCATTGACGCCAAAGCTGAATAGCTGGCTACCGAGTATTGAGCACCATCACAGGCAAGCCAGCCAGTGGGGATCTGCGAGTTATTGCCCCCAAAGATCGAAATAGTGCCGGTTGGAATTGCTGCCATTAGCCGTCGTACCCCTTAGCTCCTGCATACATAATGGGCACCAAAACGACAGCATTCAGCTCAACTGTGGTTGATGTACCAGTCGCCTTGGTTGTGCTTAAACCCGTGCCTCCAGGGTGATTGTGATTGATGTTGATCGTGGTTGACCATGAGTGGCCATGTGATCCATTGTCCCCAAAATTCAGGGATTGGGTCGTTGGGTGAGTGTGCTGATGCGAGTCCTTGAAATACTCGAACGGGTTTGCTGTGTGATTGCCTGCATTAGGCCGGTGGGTCCAGGCTCCAGTCCAGGTGGTGTGCGGTTTGGTGGCACCCATTGAATCGCCAGTGTCACCAGAGTTCCAGCTGCTGCCATCGCCTGAATAGTGGCTGTGACTGTCGTTGTTGGATTGGACTCCACCCGACCAACCTCCACTTGTATTGCCGCAACTGAAAGTCAATGGCGTTGGAATTGAAGCTGTAATACCTGCGGCTTTAAGCGATGAAGCTGAAGTGGTCCCAATCGACGCATCATTGGAAGTGTGAGCCAGGTATTCGCCTGTAGCCAAATTCGGCAAACTGATTTGCCCTCCAGCTTCGCCCAACAGTGTTGCAAGCACTGGATAGTCGGTGGCACTAATAGCTTGGCCGTCACAAACAAACCAGTCAGTCGGCATTGAGGCCACAGGTGCCGCCCAGTAAGCGATGGCTCCTACGACATCTGTGTTGGGATCAAGTGAGCCTCTTAGTTCACTGCCAGGGCACTTAAACGAACTGGCGCCACGGTTTACAAGGAAGAAATCAGAGTCAAGGAAATCACCCGCCAGGAAGTTTGTACCTGACAACCGATAACTCACTGCTCCACGATTGACCAGCATGTAATCACCGGCCTGAAGCTTGTCGGGCAACAGTTCAGACGTAACGCGATAGCTACTAGCGCCGCGATAAACCAACAAGAAATCGGTTGGATTAAGCGTCATGGCAGGTCAGGCAGTTGGTCAATGGCGAAGGAGCCCGCTTGGATCACCCCACTTGTCACGATGGCTCCGTTTTCAATGACTGTGTTTTCAGTGCCATCAGCGTTACTCACCTTGACGCCACGACCTTGAACAACGGGCTCCAGGGTTGTTCCATCGTCCTCCCATAAGCCTGCTTGCGCTTTGAGTTGAGCGGCATCAACAACTCGTCCAGCAGTACCAGCCGCAATTGCAGCCGCGTCCGCTAGTTGAACTACACCGAGAGCACTTGTTGTGGACTCATCGCAGTTGAGGACATTCGGTGATGAAACAGCATCAAGTGTTAGCGCGACACCGGCTGTGAAGTTGACCTTATCAAGGTTGATCGAATCAAGCTCTGCCTTTTGGGCACAACTCATCAAACCGGCATAGGTATCAGTAACTGATGGCAGAGTGGCCGCAGTACCACCACCAGAAGGAGTTACATCTAGCGATGTAGTGGTCTGGTTTGTAACCGAAAGATCGATTACTGCATCGCCGCCTGGCGAAAGCTTTTGAACGACGTTGTTTGAATCCTTGAAGTAAACCGCTGGATCATCAGGGCTAGTCCGCATTAACAGCTCACCCTCTCGGATGTTTTGCTGTGCTGGAGGAGTAGCTACATCTGCTCGATTTAACTCAATGATCGTTTCGTTGCCGTCGATCACGTTGTCATTGACCCACATCCCCTGATCGGGCATGTACTTCAGGAATTGGCCAGCACCAAGGGCAATGCGAAGACTTGGAGCAATTTGAGTAACACCACCCAGAGTCACGTCCAGCAGTTGACCTAGATACTCAGCGCCACCACCACCACCGCCGCCGCCGCCATCGGTGATGTTGATCTTGATGTAACCCGCGTCCGACCCAAGACTCAGGCACCAGTCACCAACACTGAAAGGCTGGTTCAGGACATTGTGAACGGGGATGCCATTGCCTGCTTCGGTGACAAGCAAGTAGCAACCAGAGTTGGAATCAGTGGCGATTGGCAGGACTTGATTCTGCTGATACCCGTTCTGAACACCCTCATTCGTGACCAGTGTCACCTCGCCATTGGTTGCATTAACACCACCGACCCATCTGAGGTTGATGTTTTGCAGTTGGCCAAAGTCGGCCACCGGAAGCCAGATATTTTCTGGACCAGAGCCTTTCGCGTAAATGTATAGCTGAGTCGAACTCGGTTTATACCAAAGCAAACCAAGGTAATAACTTGAGTCACTACCTGGATGATCTTCCTGCATCAAACAGGATGCGTAGTCATTCAGCTTTCGGCTGGCAAGTGTATGGTCGCCAATGCGAGCTGGATCTAATTCTCCTGTGGCAACTTTCGACGCATCAAAACCAGGTATATCGGTCCCCTGAAGCTGAGAGCCAGCCGTAATAATTCCCGTGCCAGTGCAGGTGACTTTTGTGTAAGTGCCTGCTGGTAGACGGTTTGGCGGGTTAATTGTGCCATCAACCTCAACCGCTAAATCTTGACCAGGCCGAACAATGCCAGGTGTGAGTGATGTAGCGATCGGCAAGTCAGACGGCGCAATGGCGCGTGTCTGAGTAGCTAATCCTTTGCTATTAAATTCGCCAAGTTCAAAACCATTGGACGCATCAATGTCATTATCAATTTCGATTTTGTCGCCGTCCATTCGCAGGCCATCGCCACCTACCTGAACGCCACCCTTGACGCTATTGCTAGCTGTAGGCAGGTCATCACCTTCGATAACGCGGGCCGATATGGCACCACCACCATTGGTCGGTCCAGCTAGAAACTCACTTGCATTAGCGGTGTCCGCAAACTCAGTGACAATGTTGACTGAATCACCCGTCTGAGTAATGGTGATTTCCAGCAAACCACCCGTTGTAGTGGTGATCTGATTTACCGAGCCTGCAGCTTTAACAGAGAACCAAGTAGATCCATCCCAGGCATAAAAACGGCCAGTAGCCGTCATTAATGCAACTTGACCTATAAATTCACCGCTAACAGGCAATGCAGTGCTGACATGACCACTGCTGTTATCGGCAAGTTTGGCTGCTGTAACGGCCTCATCGGCCAACATGCCAGTGGTAATCGAGCCTTGAGCGATAGTCGATCCAGCGACCTTGGCAGAAGGGATCGTGCCATCACCAATAACCAAAACCCCTTGCTCGATCAACGAAGCAGGATTGATCTTTTTAGTCAGCGAAGCTGAGTCATCAGCAATCGCCAAGAAATCTGAATTAGTGACCGGGCCTGTAAGCGTTACTAGCTCACTAATCTTTTTATCTGCCACTGGCCGGTTAGCGAGTATCTATCAGGAGTTTAGTCCGACAGTTCAAGCGTCAATGCACCAGGCGGTTGCTCAAGCAGGATCTCTTGATCGCTTCTCACTAGGCCGCCTTCCTGCAACAGATAGGAGGGTGGCTCACCCTGCTTCAACCAAATTTGACCGGTGGTAATGAAATTAACCTTGGCTTTGACTGGCTGACCAGGCGAAAACGCCATCGCAACACTAGTAACAATTGCATCGGTCTCGTACCAAACCGCAGCGTCGTCACTCCTATAGATAAAAAACACACCTGCAAATTTTGCGCCTTCACAAAAACGAATAACAAGATTGGCAAAATAGTTTGCCGATTCAGCTTCTTGCGAATAATCGTCCTCGCATGGCTCCCACTCAAAATCCCAAAACGCCTCTAGAGTCCCTTGACCACTAATTAGACCTTGATCATAAAATTGGCGATATTCACTGCCTAATTCAGTAAGATCAATTGTTTGTCGATCTGTTGTAATCTCCCAGTCGGTCATTTGTGCCACACAGTTATAACCTGCATTGGCAATATCGATAATTATGTTTTGGTTAGCGGTTGGCTCTTCTAGCTCTAATGCGTTCTCTTTGCCGCCTGTAACAGCAAGCTCGAATTTGTCATAGAGCCGAATGCCGCCAGTTTGGTCAACATGAACCCAACGAGTCACGTTCGGGTCCGACATTCCATCAACTAATACCAAGTTTGGTGCAGACCCTCCTGATGGAGTAACCGTAGTGATGCTGACGTAGTCGCCAGTTGTTAGCGGTGATGGCTCAGGTTCAGCATGACCAGGATCAAAGTCGACACTAAATCGCCTCGCATCTACATCGACCTCATTAGGAGTTAAAACGCAAGGGAATGGTTCGCCTTGGCGCTTCAGCTCAATACAGCCTTGATTGCCAAGGTAAACGCTCATCAGTTCAAAACCGTAAGTTTTTCAAATGCACCCTGAACCTTGAATTGAATGTCAGCTGCCAATACCTCACCGACACCCATCACCATGCTCGCGCTGGTAATTAGTGCCACGAACTCGAAGCATTTAGCTGTCGTGCCGTGCATCACATCCAGCTTCAAGCGAACCAATTCAGGCTCATCCGCAACACCAGCAAACTCAGGATCACCCAAGTTATTGCGCACCTTGAGCAATTTCTTCATCAGGACAGCACAATCGTTACTGCCGCCTTGGTCGTAGTAAAAAATACGAGCCGAACCCGACGACTCCCTCAAGCCATAAGCGGAGGTGCTATCAGTGTCGCCAAGAGTTGTTGTATCGAGTGTCGCTGCATTGGTTTGAATTTGCCAGCTAGCAACCTTCGCGAGACGCCTTGCTTCACGACGAAATATCCTCACCGTCACATCGGCAAAACCAGTAACGTCAACCACTTGGTCGTCCGAATAGCCAGAGCCTGGCGTATTAATCGTTAGCTGTTCGCATTCACCTTCATCAACCTCAAAATCAACGGTCAAGCCTGAACCTGAGTCACCCGTTTGAACAGTGGTGGCAATTCCAGTCTGTGCTCCCGTTTCTGTTAATTGCTGGCCGTTATTAACAAAGGCCACGGAAAGTGCTGGGCCTGTCGCAGTGGTGGGCTCGTAAAGCTCCATGCGCCCGTTTTGGCCTGAGTAAAAAGTCATGCGTTGTTCAGGGCCGCATACAACTGAATCTGGACACTAGACCTGCCCGGATAGACAGAGGTTAGCTGAGGTGGGCCAGCGTATCTCCACTGACAACCCCATTCATGTGCTCCTAACCATTTGTTGTCTTCTGTCCACCCATCCCGCGCATTGGGTCCGATAGCGAATGTTTTGAATGTTCCCTCTGTTTTTTCGTCGTAATGCTCTAAAAAGCGCCTCGCATCAGCGTCTGGGATATTCGCGTATCCAAGAGACAGGGTCATGCCATATCGCTTGTTGCCGTAGTTCATGCGAACCTCAGCACCATTTTGCGCTTGAAATTTCTTGACCGGATAATCGCCTGCGCTAAACCCTCGGGATGAAGGGACTAAATCTGGCAGGTCAGGAACTGTAGTGGTGGTTGTCATTCGATTACGTCAAACAAGCGGTAACGGTTTTTGTGCAAGAGGTCATAGACAATTTTACTTGCACCTGAAATGTCCAACCCATCTTCATCATCACCAGCATCATCGGCAAATACTGGGAAATGGCTCGCGTCGATTGCCACTAAACCATCTTCCTCTAACGAAACCTTTTGCACCTGATAAACACCGCTACGTCTGGCAATCGCTGGAACATTCATTAATGCACCAGCCAGGGTTACATCAACCACCTTTCCGTCTTTAATCTCGACTTCTTCTGTTACCGCACCATCAGCACCCTGGCGATAAACACCTGCCTCATAAGTGCCGTCTTCAAAGTCAAATGCACTTAAAGCAGTCAGGTCATTTTTAACCACAATGTTTCGCACCTGCTCGATGGGCGACATCGGAGTGGATACCTTGATGTAGTCGCCAGGGGCGATCCCGATGCCCTGTGGCAGTGTCTTGAATTGAATAATGTGGTCAATTCGTCGGCGCACACTTAACAGATAACGAGCTGCCATAAACGCATGGCCGCGACGTGTCACAAACTGACTGGCATCAATCGACTCTTGAGCTGGTGGTGTGCCCGGCTCATCTTTCCATTTAACAAGGATTGTGCGCTTTTCTACTAAGCCATTTACAGGCAACTCGCGATATTCAATAACTGATCTGAAGTCTTGCCGATCAGATTGGTCAACATAATTCAGTTCAAACGATCCATCAATAATGTTGCCCGCCGTGAAGATGTTGGTGATTGTTGGCTTTAATTGCATTAGGCCCGCACTGTCAGTAGGCACTGCAGGCACCAATGCAAATTTGCCGTTTTTGATAACGAAGTTGCATAGATACAACGGGGCAAGCTGAGTAGCGAATGACCTTAAATTGACTTGGTCTTGAATCGCGCCATCAAATCTCAGTCGCGTTGTTTCAAGGAATCGAGCGCAGTTTGTAAATGCGGCCTTATCAACGAGCTTTGGCGAAATCTCTTGCCCAATACTTGCGCCCTGGCGAGTCAGCATCCAATACAAGGCATCCGCAAAGTTATTCGATGGGCCATAGTCATCTTCAATTAAACGATTTACTGATATGCCATTTTTCATGTAAACCTGTGGCTGCTGGAAGGTTGCAACTTGGTTTAATGTTCGGAGCTTGATCCCTAGCAACGACAAATCGTTATAGTTGGCAAGCTCAAAATTGTCTTGCGATTCGTTGATATAAACGATGGTATGTTCTGGCCCTTGCTCACAGCTGGTGGTTTTCTCTTGCCAAACCGACATTTCTTTGATCTGGCTGTAAAACTCAAAATTTCGCTCTTCTTCATCCTGCTCAGGCCGAGTTTCTAGGCAAAGTGAATCGGCTCGGTATTGATAATAAGCAGTTTCGCCATCTAACCCAAACTGAGCCGGATACCAGCCTGTGTTTAATTGTCGGGCGTCTAAGTAGGTTTCACCATTCTGCGGTTCGCCATCGGTAGCCGTCACTCTCACTGACACCATGCCCCAAGACTTAGCCGTTCCATTTCTGTCAATGAATGCCTGATCCTGCTGGTTATCCATCACCGTGCCGGTCATCTCACAATAGAAAGTTATCTCCTTATCGGTAAATTCAAACGCTTCAGTTTCGGTGTAACCAAAGACATGCTTGTCTCCAAAGCCGGGATTTTCAGGATCTTTTAGTTGGCCGAGAATCTGTTCAAAATATCCTTGCGTATAACCACCACCCTGAGCACCGACGATGCCATCAGCATTAGCAATGCCGTTTAGCGCCAGTTGTTGGAATGTGCAGTCAAATTGAGCAGGCAGTTTTCTCGGATCGGTTATGAGTTCAGGTATTTCAAACAGGTTGCTAAGGCCGATATTCAGTGCATTAAATTCCAGTCGAAATGTTCCATAGTGACTCAGAGTTTCTGAGTAGCTGCGAAGCGGGCCGGTTACATCAAGGACATAAACAGCTTGGCCCTCGTAACTGTCATAACGATGGACGTTGCAAGCATCTTTAGGTATTAATCGAAATTCGTACTGTTCTTTCTGTGGGTGATAAACGCGAATGTAGTTGTACTGATTAACTGGTGTATTGCCGCGAACAACAAACAGAACGCCATTGATAATGTCAAAGCCATCGAAAAGCTCATCGTCATCGCTTTGGTCTGTGCCTTGATTGTTAACGCCAACAGCACCATTGACAGGGCGAACACCAAGAACAAAAAACGAACTGCGATATAAATACTTGGTCATTGACCCAGCGGTAATCTCATATTGGTCCTCGTTGTAGTCACCCAGTCGTTCAGGACTTGGAACAGCGTTAAAGTTGCAGAGGCCTTGTGCTTGACCCCATACCTGAGAACGAATTCCTAATTCAGTAACCTCCGTTCGCCTTGTATTGCTGACCTGACCGATGTCGCATTTATGCAGGGGATACCAACTAGTCGAAAACGAAATTGGATACTCATCACCGTTATCGCTATACGTTCCAGTACCGCCGTCATAGACAACAGGCTGATTGATTGACTTTCTGCCGGTAATACCTATTTCACGGTTAGAGCCAGTGAAGCCAATCACCTCCAAGTCATAAGACATATCAGTAGGTGTGATCGGGTCAAAGATCGTATTAGGCCGTGTCTTGACCCTTACCAATGTGCGGTTAATTAAAAAGACCTCGTTCAGTTGCAGTAACGAATCAGCGCGTTCACGAATGCTGTTCATCGTGTTATTGACATCATCGCCACTAACGCCTGTGTCTTCAGTATCTAGACCAATGTCATCACCATTAATTTGAGTGCTAATCAAGGTGTAAGTCAACTCATCACCACGGTTCACACTCACCAAATAAGGATCGTCATAGGTCGTGCCATTAAGTGCAGTTAAACCACAAAATGTCGTGTACCAACGGCCAGTGCCCTCCATGGTCGTGCCAGCTCTATCGCCTGCAATCTTTTTGATCTCGGCTCCTTTGCGTCCACCGGGATCGTCAGGACCAGAACGACTAGGGATACTTACAACTTTCCAATTGACGCGCCAGTGATTGCCATTTGGAATCGTGTTGTAAACGCCAAAGTCAGTCGAGTTAGAAGGCGAATAAGCCGCACTGAAGCCAGGACGAAGAATGCCAGTTGCTGTTGGCACACCCCAGTTCCCAGCCGGTGACGCATCACCATCGATCAAGTCACTAGGCAGAAGCCTGTTATCACCTGGCCTAGAGCTAAAAAATACCGCGTAGTTGCTCTTATAAAAGTTGTTGATCGGCTGGCCACCTATCAAGATGCCATCAGGGTCAGGCGGTGTCTGAAGTTCGGTTTGGCCTATGACAGCAATACATTTCAGGCTCTGAAAGCTGCCGTTTGACAGCAAGCGTGACCACACCAGCAGAGGCTCAACAATGAAGCCACCACTGGGATAACCAGTAATGCCGACTTCGTCCTCATCAACCTGAGGATCATCCAGTGCGTACTCCTCATATCGGCCAAAGGGAATCGGTACTCGCGATGCCAATTCAGCCAACTGAGGCGCACTGTCAAAACCAGTTGAGCTATTAAATCGCGCTCGACCTTGCTGATTACCTAACTGTTTAGTCTTGATCTCTTCTTGTTCACCTGGCTTTGGCGGTTTAGGTGCCAA